AGCCGGGGGAGGCGAGTCGGTCGTGGTGACGAATACCAGCACCTCGCTCGCCTACGTTCGGTTTGGCGCCGATCCCTCGGTTTCAGCGACCAACGCCGACATGCCGGTGCTGGCCAATTCGCGGGTGATGCTGGCGGCGAACAGTCTCGTCACTCACGCCGCCGGCGTTCTCGTCAGCGGAACGGGCGCGGTTCTGTTCACCCGGGGCGACGGGTCCTTCCTCTGATGCCGTTCAGCGATCCGGAAAAGACCGACATACGCCGGTTTTGCGGCTACCCCGCCCGTGGCACGGCGGCCAACGGGTTCGAAAACTGGCGGTTCTTTCAGGCGTACGGACTTCTTGAATTTCGCATGAACAACCTGTCGGCAGCGGAAGAGACGGTGGTGAGGCGCTATCTTGGCACCCTGACGGCGCTCGAGCACGCGGTCCCGCGCGCTGGCGACAATCTGGACACGGACCAGGCAGCGGTCTGGACCCGAAATCGCGACGAACTCCGTGACCGCACGAGATTGTTCGACGACTGGCGCCATCGGCTGTGCGGCTTTTTCGGCATTCCGCCAGGACCGGCACTGCACGACAACGGCATGACACTGATCGTTTGATATGGATCCCTTAACACTGCAGGATCGGATCTATCGCGGGCTGAACGCCGCCGCACGTACGATTGGTGCTGACACCGATGCCTATCGCCCGTCAGGAGTAACGGAACCGCTTGCGCCAATAAATCGATTTCTCCGCCTGCGCGCCGCCTTTACCGCACACGATGGCCGATTTGCCCATCCGAACGCGTATGGCGAGGCCCTTTGGTATGGCATCTTCGATGCCGCCTACACGCGACCTGGCGACTACCTCGTCCAAGGCCGGATCGCATGGTTTATCGCAGCTCAGCAACGACTGCTGCCAGTGCTGTGTGTTCAGACGAATCGTGTCGTTTCGTTCTCGCGTCCCGCGGCTCCGTCTAGCACCGGAGCCAACCGATATGGCGGCGCCACGACTGCCACCAACCGAAGGCTGCTGACAGCCTGGCCGGCAAGTGTCTTGGGCGTCTCGGGCCGTGGCCATCCAAGCGCGGACCTGCCAAGCGACATTTCCGCGCCCTACTGGACCGTCCTGCTCCCGGCAATATCGGATCTGGTTCTGCTGCCCTCGGACCTGATGAGCGATGATCTGGGAAGGAATGCGGTGGTTGCGGCAGCGGAACTGACAGATCTGGGCTGGCGCCTGAGCGTGAAACAGGCAACCACCTGATGGCCGATCAATCGGATGTAGAGGAGGCGTTGGTCAACGTCGCCGTTGCGGCGCTCTACCCGAATGGAACCGTCCGGCCAAGCGTTCCTGGACCAGAGTGCCGAATTTACCGCGGGTGGCCGAATTCCGCGTCGCTCGATGCGGATCTGAACGCTGGGGTCGTCAACGTCACTGTCTTCCCCGTGAGCGGATCGACGCGGACCACGACCCGATACTCCGAGCGGTGGATCGGCGCGCCGAGGCAGCCAACGCTAACCGCGCAGGTCAGCGGAACGACAGTAACCTTTGGCGGCACGGCGGGGCCCGGACAGGTCGCCGGTATCCTCGTCAACGGCAGGGCCTATGCGTATCGGATACAGACTGGCGACAATAGCCAGTCGGTCGCTGCCAACCTTGCCAGCATGCTCCGACCCGATGCGATCGTGCAGCTGTCGGCGAGTAGCATGACAATTGCAGGTGCCCACCATCTCTTGGCGAGGGTGGTGGCGGACGCGCCAGTGAAGCAGGAAGTTCGGCGCCAGGAACAGGGATTTCGCATGACGTGCTGGTGCCCGACGCCAGCAACCCGCGACGCCACCGCGATAACCCTCGATCAGGCTCTGAGTACGCAATACTTCCTGCCGCTGGGCGATGGCACAAGCGCGCGGCTTACTTATGGTGGTACGACGGAATTCGATCAGTCGCAGAATGCACGATTGTACCGGCGCGATCTCACTTACGTCGTTGAATACGCGACAATAGTTGCCGACACACTTCCAGCGATGCTGTTCGGCGGTCTCGCCCTGAATGCAGCATCGGTAACTGTCTGAATGACTGGGGTACTTATGCAAGTCCACTTGGTTGTGGTGAGGCCATTCGGCACGCTTACCCGGGGCGACGTGGTCACCGACACCGCGCGTATAAGGGAAATCCTGAACAGCGAGCATGTGTACGCGGTGGTCCGCGTGGCCGTGCCGGTGGACAAAGGAGCTTGAGCGCAAATGCCAATTGTTCAGCAGGGCAGTATAAACACCACCGCTCTCGTGGTGCCGGACCTCTACGTCCAGATAGTGCCACCGCAAAATCTTGTCCTGAATGGAGTACCGACCAACGTCGTCGGCATCATTGGGACTGCGTCCTGGGGACCGGTGGGTCACCCGGTGATTGTAGGCACCATGGCGGACTACGCCCAGAACTTCGGGTCTATCATGGCGCGCAAGTACGATATGGGTACGCAGCTCGCAACGGCGGTTCAGCAAGGCGCACAGAATTTCCGCTGCGTCAGAGTTTCCGACAATACGGATTCGGCCGCGCAGACGGTGTTGCCCGGGACTACCGTGACGTTCACAGCGCTGTACACTGGATCACTCGGCAATCAGATATCAGTGGCATTGTCGGCGGGATCGAAGGAGAGCACTTGGCGACTTACCGTCTCACTGCCGGGCCTTCAGCCTGAGGTATACGACAATATCCCAGGGAGCGGTACCGCATTCTGGTCAGCGCTCGCGCAAGCGGTCAATCAGGGGCAAGGCCCCCAACGAGGCCCCTCGCAGCTCATCATTGCCAGCGCTGGTGGAGCAACGGTCGCGCCCGCGGCGTTTTCAACCACCCTCGGCATGACCGCCGCCGGCACAGACGGCGCAACGGACGTAGCTGCGTCGACCCTTGTCGGGCTTGATCTACCGCCACGCTCGGGTATGTACGCGCTTCGTGGCCAGGGTTGTGGGATCGCGGTGCTGGCCGACGCAGACGATGCCGACTACTGGACGACACAGGCAGAGTTTGGTCTCGAGGAAGGAGTCTACATGATACTCACCGGCCCCGCCGGTGATACGATCCAGAACGCGGTGTCGGTCAAACAGCAGGCTGGATTGGACAGTTATGCCGCCAAGCTGATGTTTGGCGACTGGGTATGGTGGTCGGATCAAGTAAACGGGACTATCCGGCTTGTGTCCCCGCAAGGCTTCGCTGCGGGCCGGTTGGCAAACCTATCTCCCGAACAGTCCAGCCTCAATAAGCAGCTTTACAGTGTCATTGGCAGTCAGAAGTCTGGCACCCCAGGCACCGGTCAGAACGCGTCTTATTCCTCTGCGGATCTCGCTGTGCTGCTGAACGCAGGTATCGACCTCATCAGCAATCCACAACCTGGCGGCAGTTTCTGGGGCGTGCGGGGCGGCCACAACTCCTCATCCAATTCGGCCACCAACGGCGACAATTATTCGCGCTTGACCAATTACATCGCGGCAACGCTAGCGGCGGGCATGGGCCAGTATGTCGGCCAAGTCATTACCTCGGATCTGTTTCGCAAAATACGGGCGACACAACTGGCCTTCCTGCAAAACATGCTCGGGCAGGGATTGCTTGGTAGCACCGATGGCAGCTTACCGTTCAGCGTTGTCTGCGACACCTCCAACAATCCCCCGAGCCGGACCGACCTTGGTTATGTCCAGTCGGATGCACAGGTGCAGTACCAGGCGATCAACGAAAAATTCATCATCAACATGGAAGGCGGTCAGACAGTGCAGGTGTCCCGTCAGACCCTACCTAGCGGCCAAGCGGCGACCTAAGGAGCAACAGGAATGTCTCTTACCATGTTCTCAATCGGCCGTGATACCCAGCTCGTGGTGATAGGGCCGATGGGGCGCATCGATCTCACACATGTTACGTCGTTTGACAGCCGGCAGATCACGCATTCTGTTCGTGTGGATCGCCTCGATGGTACGCACATGGGTACGGAACTGCCGAAAGGATGGGAAGGGAACTTCGAACTCGAGCGGGGTAGCTCGGTGGTCGATGACTTTATTGCCGCTGCCGAGCAACAGTACTTCAATGGCGGCGGCATGCCGCCTGGGACCATGTACCAGTATGTAACCGAGACGGATGGTTCTACATCCACCTACCAGTATGACAACGTCATATTCCGATTGAGCAACGCAGGTACCTGGAAGGGTGACAGCAGCGTGAGGCAGAAACTGGAGTTCTTTGCAGTGCGGAGGCGCCGGATCTAATGACCCCATCGGCATCCATAATGGCTGCGGCGACCGCCGC